TACCAACATTCTGGTAGTCATCTGCATCCTTTAGATTGATACGTATCCAACGTAAAGACATTCCTTCCGACTCAAATCTATTTTGAACTGGTTTAGGAATCTCTAATGCATTTGGCTCCTCGTATGTCCATTCTTCTTCTTCCCGAACTTGAGTTTCCCTAGTTTCGGAACTACGTGCTGTAGTACGTGTATTCATGTTCTAACTCCCACGATAATTAATGTTAGTGTATTCACCATCAGAACTGTCTACTTTTAACTTTTCTGCAGCATATACTTCAAGTGGTATATTCCATTTACTAGCAAGTCTTACATCTTCTTGAGACAGCTTAACTTTCTTATTAGAACTAGCAGGACTTCGTGATGTTCCTGCTACCACTTGAGCTACCTGTTTCGTCGGTTGCTCACGTTCTTCTTGCTGATCCTCCTGAAACTTATGAGGAAACTCTGTCCTCATTCTTCGATCTATTTCCGTATAGAATTGATCATCATTTGGATCGTATCCCATTTGCTTTAATTCGGCATCTACTGCTAAAGCTGAAGCAGTCATAACAGAATCTTGTCCAAACCAGTCATTATCCTCTGCCCATGATTGGGCTTTAACATCTGGCTGTTGTTGAATCTGTTGAGGTTGTTGCTGTTGTACAGCAGCCCTCTGCTCCATCTCCTTATTATAATTGTCAATTGCAACTTTTTGTTTATTCACATTGTCCAAATCCATTTGGACTCGTTGTAAAACTTCTAAAGATTGAAGAACTTTTTCTCCATCTCCAGCATTATAAGCTTCTAAATAATTAGCTTTAGCTAAGTCTACTTTTTCTAGTAGGTGCTTCTCAGAATTATCTGTTGTAATTTTTTGAGTGTCAACAAAAGTTTTTTCCCTTTGTTGAAGCTGACTGTTTAAAGTTTCTCTCTCTTGAATTAATTGTTGTATTTGTTCGTCACGTTCTTTACGTTGTTTAACTAACTGCCTAATTCTTTTTTGTGCCCCATTAGTTTCAATCCCATCAAGTTCTTTAATGGTTTCTTCTGAAGCTTCTGGTTGAGCATCAACTTCTTTTGTTTTTACTTCTGAACGAGGAGCTTCTTCTTCCTTACCCTCAATTTCATACTCAACTTGCTCTGGAACTTCTACGTCATTCCACTCCGATTGTTCTTCACTCATTTATTTTCCTTCCGTCGATTCGACACAGACGTTTACGAATAATTATATTATACACTATTTTTATCTCTGAGGCAACTATTTAATGAGATAAATTAAAAGTAGGGTCTAAGTCTTTAGGGCTTTCCACTTTTAACATAATCTGATCATCAAATAAAAGAAGCAACTTAATTCCTTTATAAATCATTTTTACTCCAGTATGTTTACCATAACATACATAATCCCCTACTTCACACCAAGGTCCGGTAGGAAATTTATCTTTATCTTTATAAGCCAGTTCTCCGATAGCCACAACTCTACCTACAGTAGTAAGATAAGCCATATCATCTACCGTTGAATCAGGAAGCAAAATACCTCCTTTAGTTTTGGATTTAATGGATACAGGCCGAATTAAAATATTAAAGCCGGGAATAATAGGAAGAGGAGTAGGATCACTAAGCACTCCTTCTTCGTCACTAATCCATTGATCGTTCTTGATAGCATTAGCTAATGCTGGTTGTTGCATGGTCTACTCTCCTTCGTCATGTTGGTATCTATTTTTTAAAATAGAAGTTAAGTCTTGTCTCGCCCATGCAATGCCTTTATAAAAACCTACTAACTCTTTATAAGATGAAAAATCTCCTACTCCTCCATCAGCTAAAGTTGTTTTAATTTGATCCATTTGTTCATTTAAAGAAGTCACTACTTCGTCCCAAGGTGTCATAGAACTAGCAAAACTCCTACAATAATTCCTATTACTGCTGCTGCTATAACCTTTTTCCAAGCCGTGCAGGAATAAGAACAAGAACAACTACTACAACTTAGTTTATCTTTAATCTTTTCTAATAGAACCTTAATTCTTTTTAACATTAGTCATCTCCTTCTGCTTCAGAAAATAATTCTTTAGCTTGGCTTGTATCACTAGCAACTGATACATCAAGTAATTTTAAAAGAGAATTTAAAGCTGCTGTTTTATCTTTGCTTTCTGTATCAGCTTGAATCTTACTAAGCTTCTGCATTATCTCCATAGCTTTAAGCTGCATATCATTTTCATTTCTAGATTCTTGATTAGCCATATCAACAAGCATTTTAATGGCTGCTATTGATTGTTTATTAATTCTATTCTTCTCATCAGATTCAGCATCAAGCATTTCTTTCTGACCTTCAGTAACAGCTTTAACTTGCATCTCCATTTCGTCTATATCAAGTTCTCTATTTTTAAGAGCAGCCGTTGCAGCATCTTTAGCAAGAGTAGCTTGAAGTTTTTGTTGCTCAATATTAAGTCGTTGTTTTTCAATATCAACCATCTGTGCTTCAGGAGATTGTTGTTTACCCATTGCTTGATTAGCATTTAGAACTTGTTGGGCAGCTTGAGCCATAGCCATCTCAGCAACATTAGGCATTTGTTGTTGTTCTGGAGGCAGGTTTTGCATTAACCCTTGAGCAACTCCTTGCAGTTGTTCTTGATATTTCATTACGACATGCTCTTGTACATTAGCCTGTAAGATGGGTACAACTCTTTGCATAGCAGGATTTTTACCACTAGTAGGGTCTTGGAGAAAAGCCATCTTAATTTGAATATGAGCATCGTGATTTTGACCGGGAAAAGCAGCAATAGGCAATCCTCTACTAGCTGCTTGAATATCTGACATAGGATCAAGAGGCACCGGCTTTTTCTTTGGTGGAAGTATTTGATCTAAGTTAGGCATATTAGCAGCATTTAGAATTGTTCTATTTAGTTCTTCCATATTAAACATACCGGGAGGAGATTGCTGGGCTAATTGCAATGCCATTTGAGCCAACATCATCCGGTGAGCGTTTGAAGGAATGTTTGGATCACTAACAGGAATAATATCAATCCTACCATCAAAATCCTGTTTCATAATGGTACGGGAAACTCCCGGCATTTCAAAAGGATATTCATTAGGAAGATATTCATGGTTAATGTCTGCTAGAATTTTGAACTCATCTTTTTGCGTCTTGTGCATTCTTTTGTGAATAGCACTAAAGAATTTACTAGAAGCTTCTAAAAGAGCCATAGTTGTTCCTACAGGACCATAAGAAGCAGCATCTGATATTACTTGTTCAGTACTATCTGCAAACTTCTGTCCTGTAGCTGTTACAAAATTCAACATCTGGAATAAGGTTGCGGAAGGCTCCTTATATGGCAAAGGAACTATAGATTTAGTAAGGTCCATTCCAGTTGCTTCAATCTCCTTAAACTCACCGGGAGCAATCGGATCGTTATCGCCAACAATTCTCACACCCTTGGCTTTAAATCCTCCCGGTAGGTTAGCGAACTGACCAGCATCTACCAAAGCTCTCATTGCTGCAGTTGCAGTCATTGTAAGATTACCAAGGAAATGAATCAGTCCTAACCCATAGAAACCAAAACCCGGCACAAATTTATAATGTACAAAATGCATTATCTTTTGTCTTGTGCGATCATCAGCTCGATAGTTTCTACGAATACTTAAAATCTTTCTTGTCTCTTCTTCCATTGTTACAATGTAAGGTAAAGCAACCCCTTCTTCATATTCACTATCTTCTTCACATTCCATATAACAATGTTGTTCTAACAATACATACTGTGGGTCTTCATCCGTAGTAGGAGACATTCCCAGTATAGTATTTATTTTAGAGGAAATAGGTGTAGGATTAGGTACAGAAGCATCTGGTAACTCTACATCTAGATACATACCAGCAGCCATTTCTCTGTCTAAGTCTACAGCATTTCTATAAATTACATGAGTAAACCTATCAGCATTCCGTAAATTACTAGCATAGTAGGATACATAAAACTGATCAATAGGTACAAATTCAGATACAGGTCTTTCTAGGGATGCATCATAGTAAACCTTTTTAAAAGCTGAACCAATAATAGGTAGATGGAACAACATTCTTTCAAACTCATCAAAGTATTCTGGCATCTGCTCAGTAATTTGATAGTTCATAAACTCTTTAACTCGTTGAGCTTGTTCTACTTTAGCTTCATCTTCTTTACCTAGAATAGTAGTTTTAACTGGACCTCCTGCTGGAAAGAGTTCTCCCGAAGCTTTAGATTGAAACTTAACGGCTGATTCAATCAGAAGAGGATGTACAGCAGTGCAAGCACCTTCAAAAGGTTCTGATGCTTCTTCTAGTTTTAAACCTAGTAGATCAAAACCTCGTTCAAACATTGATTCCCATTCTTCTCTAGAATTTCGATCAGCATCAAATCTTTCATAAACAGTCTCAGCAATTTCACGAAGTTTAAATTCATCTATATCTTCAGCAAGATTGGCAAACCATTGTTCAGTAGTTTCTTTTTGATTTACTTCTAAAGTATCTTCAAAGCTAACAATAACTCCTCCATCAGGAGAAACATCAATGTTTACATTTTCTCCCATCTCGACTTCAGTGCCTCCTTCAGCTACAGGTATTACCTGCACTTCAGGGATAGCTTCATATGGATTTCGTTCAGTTGCCATTTTTATATGTGTCCTTAAACTTCAACCTTAAATATTCCATTACATCTTTTTGATATTCATTCCAACTAGTATAATCTTCTTGTTTAGGTCTAACTAAACTATGATTAATATCAGTTTCAAAACTCCAAGACATTAAGCAGTAACATTAATCTTGCCACCACCACGGGGCTTTTTCTTACCACTACCAAACTTACCATAAGATTCATTAGCTGAATCCTGTAGTTGTTTCTTCGTTCTTTTCTTTTTAACTCTCATAGCAATAGATTCGTCTTTACGATCTTTGTAGCCCTGTTCTCCAGTTCTACCACCTTTTTCAATGTGACGTTCCATTCTGCTTGAGGCATTTGAACCCAAAGGATGTGCCATTATGTGTAACTCCCAGTATAGAGGTGAAATTCGTATTGACACTATTATACCACTAAACTCGCCAGTAGGCAACTTTTTTCTGCCGTCTATGATTTACATCGTCTTCCCAATCAGGATCATCAGGATGTTCTACTCTCCATGAT